TTTTGAGGTTTGAGGTTCAACGAACTTACACTTAACTGAAAGTTAAGCATGTTTTCAGAAAAGAAAACACCCCTAACTACAACACAGAAGCTACGCGTCTTGCTTTCCGCAACAGTGACAGACTACGGGCCAGCCTGGACTACATCCAGCTTGCCGCGACAGTGCGTCACTGTTGATCTATCGGAGACAGATCTCATTCGCTATAGCTTCCTTCCTCACACGGACATCCCTGTGTTCAACATTGAAGATGAGCCAATTACCGATCCAGCCGTATGTCAATACGAAGCTGCCCGAAATGCTGGTGCTATCGCTGCGCATTTCGACGAGATTCATCGGAAGGCACAAGCAAATTTTGGATATAGGGCTAGAGCCGCTCGTCGCTTCGCTAAGCGCCGCCATGAGGAAGTCCACCGCGCAACCACCAACGCGCACCCACCAACAACGACCGCGCCGCCTACGTCTTGCGACGCACCCACGAGCAGCAGCCATCCACGACTAGACTCCCCTCTCCAGAAAGCCATCACACATGCCTATGACTCCCTGAAAGGCAACAGGTTCCGCGCTCTTGCAGAGCTTGAGGCGACCGACACAATGGCTGAGGAGTCTACCACTTCTTTCGCGCAAATGCGTGATTCACCATGGCGTGCTCGTCCAAACAACCAACGGAAACGGAAAACTAAGTACCGCTTCCACCAAGAAGTACGACCCATTCTTCCTGACGCTTCGACAGACACTGTTGAACGCAATGGCCTCGTACTCTACACACCGCCCCGCACTGGTAAGACAAGGTATCTGGCCAGCCTAAAACAAACGGTACTCCAAGTTTCAGATGCAGTAACTTCTGACTCAACAGCTTTGGAGAGTATCTTAGACGCCGGCTTTATAGTCGCAACATCTAATCCGGCAGTGCTGTCTTACAACGTGCCAATTATAGCAATGTTTCCTGGATCTGTTCCAGACTCAGTGACCCGTATGGAGGGAAACATGGTATGCTATACACATGTGAGTGACTATGAATTAGTCTTACACTCGCAGGTATTATCTCACGTCATACGATTTGAGTAATACGCCACCACCTACTGGTTTCATTCGTCCAGAGAAGGTTTCTCGGACAGACCACGACCAGTTCGTAACGACGTCATACCATCCACCATCAAAGCATTGTATTTTTGGGCAGGATATGGAGTTTAATCCTTAATGTAAACCCGCCACGGAGCGAAATCCAACACAACAATCCCACTACTACGTGTACCGGACGCTGAAACGATTTATCGTTTCGACCAACCCAAAACTTTCGGTTTTTTCCGAAATCCGCACGGATATGGAGTTCAGTCCATAAAGTGAACCCGCTGGAAAGGCGAAACTTCCCCCTTAAAGGG